ACCGATAAGGGCGGACAATACCATCGTCCGTTAGAGTTTTTCCCGATACTCAAAGAGGCTACTGATGAACAACGAAATTCTTATAAGATAAATAAGTTCGGAGATGTCATACGATGGGTGGATATTGACGAGGATATTCATATATCGAGTTTTTACGAAACATCCGAGCCTGATTTGAAGAATAATGTTATCGCTGAAATATTCGATCGATTCCCGCAACTGAATGTTTCGGAGGTAGCCAGAACGATAGGAATACACAAAAGTTTATTGTCTAAATACATTTACGGTACCAAAAAACCGTCTGCCAAACGCACCGAGGAGATTATCGAAGCTATAAGACATATCGGGCGTGAATTGGCAGCCATATGAAAATGAAAAAGACGTGAAATTACAGAGATGTAACCTAATAAATAGTTTTTTAGGAGACAATATAATATGCTGATAATCGCACGGGAAGATAGAAAACAATAGCCGAGGTTTTGCCTCGGCTATTGTTTTCTAATGAGGGGGCTTTATGCTTTTAGATAATATCCAACAGTTTGAATCAATATATCAGATATTTTATATATGTCATTCAGCGATTCGATGAGGTGCTTTGTCCCATTCTTATTTTCGTCGAATGTCTCTATATATTTTTTGCCTCCATTAAAATGAAGCCTACAGATGGGTTTCCGGTTATTATTGTCGAATAAAATAGCAAAATAACTTTGAGCATCACGATAAACTACTCGTCGTAAGTCCACTGTATTACAGAGAATCGCCCGAACAATATAAAAACCCTGCAATTCTTCTTCCGTTGTAACAATTTTCGATTCTTCGGTTGAAGATGTTTCAGATTCGGTAGGAGCATCAACAGCAGGAACTTCAGGAGTAATAGCGGATTTAAGTCGCTTGTTTACATAGTCATTAGTAAATAATTGGAATGCCCTTTTTACCATTGGAGTGAATTCATCCATTACACTTTTAGTGACTATTCCATTATATACTTGCTTAATGATAAATTTGGCAAATTCTTCCGATGGTTCAATGCTCTGTGCTGAAATATAAGCCTTTATTGCATTAATGTATTTTAATTCTGTTGCCGAATTTAGAATCCGATTTATATCATACTGATCGTGGCAGAACTCTTTGAGTTTATCAATATGGCTATCTCGAAGATCAAGTAGATTTATCTCAAAGAAAGGCTTATCATCCATTTTATTCGGAGTTTCAAGATCAGCAAAAAATTTGTATATTATGCCATTTGTCAAAACTCCGAATTTAGCTTGCGAAACATGATAATATCTGAATAATTGAGCTTTGTGTTTGTCCAGATCAGCAGACCAATGCTTACACTCGATAAGCATGATAGGTTCATTATTTAAGCGAACCGTGTAATCAATTTTTTCGCCTTTTTTTGTGCCATAATCACAGTCACATTCTGGCGTTACTTCTGCGGGGTTGAATATATCATACCCCAAAGATTGAAGAAATGGAAGAACAAAGGAGGTTTTTGTTGCTTCTTCCGTTTTGACGTCGTTTTTAAGTTTTGCGACTCGATCTGCTAAAACATTTAGAGAATCTTTAAAATCCATGATTGTCGTATTTAGGTTAGTATAACAAAATTATGAATTTAATTTGTAAATACAAAAATTATTATTACATTTGCAATGTCTATCATACCACAAAGGCGCATAAAGTGGCCGATTATTTCGGCATTTTTTATGCCCGTACATATTTTACAGCAGTGATGCCCTGTGCCGTCCTTATAATGAGGCGGCAGCCTTTGTGGTGATAGACAGCAGGTAGCAACACTGCTGTTTTTGTTGCACAAATTTAATGTCTATCACCATGAAAAGCACATCGTTTCGAGCCTTTGTTTTGGCTCAAGCTGCAACTATTGCAGAACAAATGTCCGATAACATTCGGGTTATCGAAGAAAGCAAAAATCAAATCAATAGACTTTTATCAAAGCTTCCGGCCGAATATCGTCCCGATATGAGCGATGTAATTGTGGGTGCAGATCAGGCAATTTCCGAAGCTCGCCAGCGCCTCGACAGGTATCAATCTTTAATTGCATAGGTCATGAATACTCCGCAGATATTCAGTAATGAAAAATTCGGCCGTGTGCGTATAATCATGGTCGACAATAAGCCGATGTTTCTTGCTAACGATGTGGCTAAGGCTCTTGGATATACCAATCCACGGAAAGCGATTGGCGATCATTGCAAGGGTGTAACGAAACGTGACACCCCCACTGTAAGTGGGCATCAATTGGTTTCATACATTCCCGAATCCGATGTATATCGCCTTGTCATGCGTTCGAAACTCCCGCAGGCAGAACAATTCCAAGACTGGGTTTGCGACGAGGTGTTGCCGACTATTCGCAAAACGGGCGGTTATGTCGCCGCACACGACAATGACACCCCCGAAATGATTATGGCTCGCGCCGTCCTTGTAGCGAATGAAACCATTGCCAAACAAAAGCAGCAGCTCGAACAAGCCCACAAGCAGGTTGCCGTTCTCGCGCCCAAAGCCGAACTTATGGACAAGGTGCTCGACACCGACCAGAAGATCGATGTCGGACAGTCGGCGAAGATTCTCGGCCTGCCTTTCGGCCGCAACACGCTTTTCCAAAAGCTGCGCGAACGCGGCATTTTCTTCTGCAATCGCAACGAGCCGAAACAAGAGTATATTAACCGAGGCTATTTCGAGCTGAAAGAGAAATTGATCGACCGCAACAATCACGAATCTTTCACGGTCATCAAAGTCCTTGTCACGCAGAAGGGCCTTGATTTCTTGGCCCGGCAATTCGAGGTTGTCCAAACGCCCAAGAAAATGGCGACCATAAAATGACCCCTGTACAATCCCAATAGCTCACGTTGAGAGCGCTCCGCAACAATGCGGAGCGTTTTTTGTTTCATGTCCTGTTAGCGGGGTTCGGCTCTCGAAATTTAACGGCCAGTTTGCAGGCGGTCAACACATAGTTGTCGTATTGAGTAACATTCGAGTAGAGTAGATGATATGTTGTTGACAGATCATCGATATATAACAAGATGCTTCCTTTATATAGCTCAGCAATAAAGCTATTGTACTTAGACAGAAAATCCGCCTGATCTTCGCCTTTGATAAGAAACGTGATGGTCACATCTCGTTCATCAATTTGGGGATTTGTGACAAGAACTTGTGTCCCAGGCTGCGAACGATCTGCATTTTCGACGAAAGCTTTTAGCGGAGACGGCGTAAGCAATGAAGCATACGAGCTTGCCAGTATCGAAGCCCCGAAATAGGATAAATCTTTATTGTTTATTTTATTAGCCATTGTTATAGATCATCGAGTTTTCTGTTCATAGCCATAAGTGTCGTATTCATTTCCGGCAGCACTCTCGCATATGTACGAATGTCTGCAACGTTTCCATTGAGCTGGATTATTATGTCTCGAATATTTACAATCTGTCTGAATTCTTGGACTTTGATTCCACGAAGCATATCCATGCCTGAAACGAGGATATTCATTTTCCCTTGCATATCGGTAAAACGCCCGTTCAATTCACTTGCGGTATCTTGCGACATCGCTTCAAATCCCCTTGTAGTGGCAGATTGTTGTTTCCCTGATGCCCCAGATATATCGATACCAAGTTCTTTCGCCCGTTTTTCGATTTCCTCCCAGAATGTACGTGCATTATCTTGTTGTGCCAACGCATCGTTGATGAATGTATCGGTAAGTCCCATTAAAGCATTTAGGCGTTCTTCGGTTGTGAGATCAGTGTTTTTGTTAATCTCTTCAATCTGTTTCTGGATATTATCGGCTATGGGAGCCAAAAATGAACTGTATAGAACATCTTTGGCAAGTTTCTTTATCACATCTCCGGCAGCTTGTCCGAATGCCTCTGCGGCATCAGTTCCATTTTCGAAAGAATCGACAAGCGCGTCGGTCAATGTTCCACCTAAATCTCCGAATATGTCAGATAGGTACTCGTTTACCGAATTTAGCGCTTCTTGGTAGGTATTCCAACTATCTACCATTTCTTTCAGATAGGCTTTGTCCGTCTCGTTCATATTTTCGTAGACAGAATTGTTCGTTTCAACAAACTCTTTAAGCCTATCCATTACGACTTCGCCATTTTCATCAAAAAGATAAGGAACCAGATTCGAAAGAGTGTCCCATTTCGAATGATGCCACGTAGTTCCGCTTTCTACTTTCGAACCCATTGCTCCGATTGATGCCGACGGAGTGGTGAAGTTAGTGCGCTCCGTCCATTTCCGAAGCGCGACTCCACGCTCTACTTCACGGGTGCGAACCCTTTCTAATGAATTGTTATAGGCGTCGAGGGCTTTTTGGGCCGCTTGTATGTTCTGGACAAATGCTCCGTATTCGTTTCGGCCGAATATCGTATCGAATTTTTCCGAATTGATCTCGGCAAGAATGGCCATATTTCTCAATTCGTCATTTACTGACCGTGCCGCCCGTATCAATTCTTCATAATCCGATGTGTCTTTGAAAAAGTTAGCGATGCTCGATAAGATACCTGCACCTGCGGATATGGCGGACAGATAACCGGCAGCTTTGTCTATTCCGTCCGCCCCTTTGGCTTTTATCTGTTTTACGGAACTGGCGATCTGCAATGCTCCGCCGGCAATGCTTCCTGCCGCAGATACTATTTCTCCTACTGTATCGCCGAGAGCATCGCCTACATCTTCGAATGTCTGTATGGTATCCGATAGGACTTGTTGCAATTCTTCCCAGCTTGTTATACCGGTTTGTGCACCTTCGCCCAATTCTTTTTCCAAACGAGTAACTTCCGCACGCAGGCGTGCAAGTTCAGAGGGGGCTGTATTTGTGTCCGCTTCTGCGGCATTGAGTTTCGCTTTGGTTTTTTCGAGCAAGGCTTCGAGTTCTTTTAGCGAAAGTTTTGTTATATCGTTTACCCATGCTTGGAAAGAATCCTGACGCTGTGCGAATTCTAAATCCACAGCTTCTACGGCTTTTTCTCCTGCCCGCTCGGCTTCCTTTGCCTCTTCTTCGTGTCCTTGTTCCCGTAACCTTTGTGCATCCTTAGCGTATTTTTCTGCAACTCGTTTTCGGGCTTGTTCATATGTTTCATATTGCTTCAAGAGCTCCGATAACTGTGCGTTCGTTTCTCCTTTGTAAGACAAGCCTAAGAGGCTATTCATCTTATCCTCATCAATAGCTCCTGAATCGAAGGCTTTATAGATTGATTTTCTAATCTCTTTCCATGTATCTTCGGCGGCTTTTTCTTTACGTTGCTCTTCTGTAAGAAAAGAATCGGTAATTTGTTTATATACTTCATCTATTTCCTTCGCATATTTTGTTTCAACAGCTGCTCGTCTTGCGATATTTTCTTCGGCTATATTGTCCCGCTGCTCTTTAAAGGAGGCTTTCTGTTCTTCGGTCAGTACGCCTTTCTGTGCATCTTTGATTTTTTGTTCATTTTCTTTAAGTTTCTGTATTTTTTGTTGCGTTTCAAGATCGATCTCAGCTAATTCCTTGTCTTTGCCCTCTTTCATCAAATCGATGCGCGTTTGCTGGAAGGCAACATCATTGGCCAATATCTGGTCGGAAAGTTTCTTTTGGGCTTTGATAGTTGCCTTAACCGTTTTACTTGATACGCTGTACTGTTTAATCTTTTCGTCGGATTCGGCGATTTTGGCGACTAATTCATTCCATTTTGAGGTGCCCTTCAATGAAGCATCCATCGCTTCGAGGGCAGTTTCCGCTTCTTTTTTCTGTGCTTCCCAATAGGCTTTATTGCGAGCGGTAGAAGTTTTTTTCGACGTTTCGGCTTCCGGTTCTTTAGTAGCCGTTGTAATACCGAATCGTTTTCGGGCTTGTTCGTCAAGTTCGTCATTCAGTTTTATAGCCGACTGAATAGCGCGTATTTGGCTATCAATTCGTGAGTCGGCTATAATAGTACCCTTATCTTGTATTTTATCCAGTGTTTGTTGAACAGCAGACGGAAGTGCCACACCTTTCGTGATGGAATCACGGATTTGTGCGTATAATTTTGTTCCAGCTTCATCGCCGAGTTCCTTAATAAGACGAGAATATATTTTATCGAAATTCTTTGTTATTGTGTCTTCCAACAGTTTGCTTTGTTCGGATGCAAATTCATTGTATTGTCGAGCATTATACGATTTCAGGATAGCAGAACTTAAACTATCATATTTTTCGGCCAAAGTTTTAACCGTCAAAGATTCCTGCGTCAGAGAAGAATCATATTGGCCGAACTTTTCGATGATCTTTTTCTTGGCAGCCTCATACTGCTTTGTTCCCTCCGTACATATCTCCAGCTCTCCTTTTAACCGGGCAAGCTCTCGCTGTTCTGTAATAGCACCGGCAGACGCATTGGCAACCGATTCGTTCAAATCTTTTTGTGCCTTGGCTGCGTCATACCCCTCATCGGAGAACCGAGATATAAGCGTAACAAGACCCGCCAACGCACCCGCGGCCAATGCGTACGGATTTGCTTTGACGGCCTGATTAAATAATATCTGCGCCTGCGTTGCTCTGGTGAGCATTTTCGTTTGTTCGAGAATTGCTTTTGTCGCCGTAATAGTAGCCGACACTTTTTGTATAGCCGCCGTTGCTATCAAAGCTGCCTTGTACATCCCATACGCTGCCACCAACGGAATTAGAATATCCAGCACCTTCTGGTAATTCTCGACGAGCGAAATAGTGCCTTTGAGCACACCCGTAATGACGCCTTCCTGCGACTTGCCGAGGTCATTGAACATCATGTCGAGAGCATCGCCGAGATTGGAGATGAGGCCCGTAATGGTTTTGGATTGTTCCTGCATTAGGTTGTAGAACTTCCCGCCTTCGTTGGTCATGCTTTCAATGGCCTTTTGCACTTCGGGGAAACCGATTTTGCCTTCTGTAACCATTTGCGAGATTTCTGCACGGGTCTTGCCGAGCTGTGTTGCCAACTCTCCTGCAAGGTCGATACCGCGACTTTGGAACTGCATTACATCGCGGGTGTATAGTCGTCCTTGTACGGCAGTAGTACCATATAGCCACGTAAGGTCTTGTAGGTTCAACCCCAATCCTGCCGCTACATTGCCCAATCGTGTCAGTGTGTCGGTAATATCTTCTGCCGCGAATCCATATGCGAGAAGTTGGCGGGCACCGCTGGCTACTCCTTGTAGGTCAAACGGCGTTTTGGCGGCCAATTCGACCATCTGTGACATCAGCACATCGGCCTTTTCCTTACTTTGCAACAGAGTAGTAAAAGCCACTTCGAGTTGTTGGAACTCGCCTCTGGTCAGTGCAATCTGTTTGACCAATCCCGTAAGCGAAGCCGCAACGCCAATTTGACCGAGAGTTGTCGCAATGCGGCGCATCGCAATATCCATTCGATCCGCATCGGTAACGACACTTGATGTAACAGTTTTGGCTGTTTTTTGAAGTTCTCGGAACTTGCGAATCGCTTCATCATTATCTATAACGACCGTAAGATTGATGCTCATGATAATTTGAAGATTGAATTATCGTTTACCTCCTGCCATTATAAGAAGAGTGTTTATGGCGTTTGGGTCGTCCATATTTACAACATCGGGTGTGGACGATCCGTTTCCCGCATTGGGATGATTGTCTGAATCATTCTTGTAGTCTGTCTTGACTGCATCAGCAAACATTAATTGCACATTGGCCCACGATATTTCCCAAAGGATATATTCTATCGTCCAGTGGTAACGGTTTGCGATTGCGTCGAGTCGTCCCCAGATACTACGTCCCCCATAATGGCTATTCGCTCCGCTGTTGTCTTGGGGGAAATCATTACCCGCAGCGTTCTTGCCCAGCGAATAGCGTTCATAAAATCCGCATGGTAGGATTGGCATACTATGGCAGAGAGAATATTTGCAAGAGCTGTCGTTTCCATCGTGGGCGACCAGTATATGAGTTCCGTACGTTCTTCGAGAAGCTCGTCGAGTTCCTGCTTCGTCCGGAGCGTGGCGATGGCGATTATTTCGGCGACTTCACGTGGTTTCTCCGCACATACAGTCCACATGCGCTTAACTGCGTCTTCAATATGCTCATCTGCAAAAACTAAATCGAGGCCTATCAACCGACGACTAATCATTGCGAGCCGCCCGAGTTGGAGCGGATAAAGATAAAGGGTTACAGTTTCGCCATCTTTGCTCTCAATTTCGAAAGATTCGTATTTTTCCGTAAGGGTGTCGAGTGCTCGCATCTCGGCAGATTCTTGGATACTTTTTGTCATTGTCATGCAGGATTTGCTCCCGCTCCGGTCTCGCTCCGTGGTACAAGTCGTTAACTTTCCAGCGGGATAAGAGTATTACACCCTCTTGCTTTTAGACTTATAAAGATGATTCCGTGTATTCCGGTGTCGCAATAGGCCACCATGCGACACCACCTTGTTCTGGTGCCAGCACGTCAGCCGATACTGCGATTTGGAGAGGATCGCTTGTGTTGAGACTTCCGCTGAGGGAGGCCGTATATTTCAGACGAGCGAAAGCAATGGAAGCACCACTCTCAGCATCGAATACGAAAGCTTTTTCGCCTTCGTATAATTTACCTTCGGCAGGCTCGGTTGTCCCGAAATACATTTCTAAGGTATCGTCATCGAAATCTGCGACATTCCATGTCACTTCTTTGCTTCCGGAGGTAGGGTCTCGCATAGAGAAGAAGGGGTCGGCTTCTCCTTCACGGTAGAATTTGTTACTCGTCGGATTCGAGAAGTTGAAGGTAACACCTCCTTGATAAGGTTGGGTGATCTTTGTAAGTGCCTTGAGCAATGCTTCAGCACCAGTATCTTTTACGCCTTTGGGAAGCGGATTACCTGCATGGCAGGATTTTAAACCTACTAACTGCATGTTTCAGTATTTTTTTAATTTGACTTTAATGTTTGAAAACGAGTAGGATATGCCCTCCTCGCTGATAAGAGTTTCATCACTCACGTCGAAAAACCAACGTTCGCCGATAGGGTAGTGCCCCAATGAATCGAAAGCGATACGGGTAAGTTCATCCAGACGGTTGCGATCGGGGTAGCGTTGTTCTTCCCGACCAATCGTCGGCGTTGTGTCCGGCACATAAATGTTTACATTTACCGTCGCCACTTGTGAATCTCCGACGACATTCGACAATGAGCCTACGACGATGAATTCCCCCGAAGGGTTATTCGGATAATGATCCGCATACATCGTTGGTACGGCTTGGCTCAACGGCGAATCACGAATGCGATCCCAGACGAACTTGAATATTTCCGTAGTGGTAAGATTCATCGTTTCTTCGATTTTAAGAATCGTGCGAATTCGGCTTTAAGTTTTTCAGCAGTCGATTCCACCCAGTTGCCCGAGCCTTCAAGTACGTCGAAACCTTTCGCCTCGACATACTTCGCGTACTCCATACCGGCCACCCATACGAGATAGGTTTTATTAGTGGAAAGTTCGCGGGCGACAGCCCTGGCGTGCTCAAGTCCTTTGGCATGGGCTTCATCTGCACTTGCAGCTTTCGATTTCTCAAAATCTTTTGCAATCCTAACACGTCGGGTGTGGACGAAAGCCTCATTGACTATTTGTCCATACTGGACTATGACATAGCCGATAGAGTTGCGCAGATTACCTGTTCGATCATAGTATCCACCATGATTACGGGCATATTTCACGACCCGTTCGCCGAGTACGGTAAGCCACTCGACCGCTTTTCGGTCATACTCCTCCTTCGCCCTCGCAAATTCGAGCTCGACCTCGTGCCAGTTAGTGCATTTCAGAGCCATAGTCTCGTGTCTTCGTAACGTTGTCCACTTTTGTAGAAACCCTGAACCGGATACGACGCCGTGTCCTTGTCTTTCGGTTTAGCCTCGGTGCGTGGCGAGCGGTCAAAGATGTTGAATCCTCGATTATCGAATATGCGCACCTTCGTTCCGATGGGAATAGGCTGCGTATCCGCCGGCATAGTAACCTCGAAAGAGTAGAGGAAGGAATCCCCGTTTTGTCCTTTGATTTGTTGCGCCTGCCCGTTCTGACGGGCATTGCAGCGGCCGACGACGCGCCATTCATGCGCGCCTTCGACCCACGAACCATCGGGATTTTGCGTGGCGTCCTCCTCGTACCACATTTCGAGCGTATATGGATATCGGATCATAGAAACATGACCTTTGGCCTCGGATTAAACTCTTCGGCAATATCAGCAAAGCCGTTATCTTTTGCGAGGGCGTGAATCCGGCGGCGCAGCTCATTCACATCATAGCCCAGCGAGTAACCACCGTTGCTCTCCGACGTCAGGACTATAAGCTGCTTCAGCACGTCGATAGCGGCCTTTGCTACGGGCTTTTTAGCCTCGACAGAGTATTCGTCCTCTTGCTCAATACCTGCATCCACACACGCGATCGCAATTAGATTGCCGTCCACGTTGTAGGGATAGATCCTCGCCGATATTGCGTCATAGTTCGTCATGGCTATCCGAGTTGAGTGAGATCGGCAATTGCCATTTTATTTGGAATCTCGATATCGGGGATTGCTTCCATGCCGTACTCCATGAAACGTCCTTCCGAGTTGCGGTAAGATGAAATGAACATCTTGCCATCCTCGGCGGTCGTGTAGGTGCGGCCCGGTATCGGGTCGCGCATCTCATACGGCTCTTTCCACTTCATGTACCCGAGCTTGTTGGCTCCCAGCGCGGGCAGGAACGACACATAGTCATCCGGCACGGCGTTCTTCGATTCAGTCTCCGAAACCTGCACCCACTCGTCCTTGACGCGGAAGCGGAACGGGATGTCCGTAGCTTCGAGCAGACGGTTGGCCATCGCTTCGGTGACGATGTTGCCCGTCGAGAACTCCATGTCGCCGAACTTCATGGTGTACTTGCCGATGAACTCCGAAGATGACACAATGCGCTTGTAGAAGGTTGCGCGGTTCATCTCGGCCGTAGCAAACGAATAGCCCATCGGGCGCATCTTGTCCACGAACTCGGTCGTCATCCATGTAAGGATGTTGTTCTTGTCGCCCGACTTTGCCTGCTTGATAGTGACAGGAAGTTTGATGTCGGCAATAGATACGCCGCGCTTGTTCTCCTTGGCGTTCACGGCGGCTTGCCCCTTGAATCGCAGATCGCCCATGATAAGGTCGAGCCGCTTCATCGGCGCCAGCATGCACTGGCGCATATCGTCCGCGAGGAAATTGATGATCTCGTTCAGGATACCGGGCTGCGCGGCACGCAGTCCGTTGTTGTACGTGCCGATTAGAATCTGCAACCGCTCCAAACGGGTATTATCCATCTGGTAAGCGTCACCGAAACATGCTACTTCGCCGACGCCGCTCCCAAGCGCATGGCGCTTGCGGATAGGTTTGTTGGCATAGCGGTCGATGACTGTACCGGCAATGACGCCGGTCTGATTGCCGATATAGGTTTTGAATGTGCCGTCGGGATTTGCTCGGTCATAGTTCAGGTAGTCTTTCCAGAATACCTTGTCCATCTCCAGCAGATTCACGGTTGCACGGTCGATGATTGCCGACAATACACCTTTATTGTCAAGCAGGGATTCGATAGTCAATACCATTTTCTTTCAGTTTTTTAGATGAACATGAACCGATCGCCCAGCGCCTCCTTGTCGGCCTCGGTAACGGGGATGTAAAGCTCGTCCTCGACGATGCCAAATACCCGTCCGATGCACGCCACAGTGCTGATTTCAGAGATTTTTCGAGTTCCGTATGAGAGACAGTTAGGGACGTACTTCGCGTCGGCATCGGATGAACTCTTGGCCTCCACAAGTACAGTTCCAGCTGTAAGGGTGGCCGTGAAATTTGCTGCGGCCGTCACTTCGTCGTAGCCATCTTTCGAGGTGTCTACCGACGACACGGTGATGACATTGGTGCCGTCGGACAGATACATTCCGGCCTTGAGGAACGTTCCGTTCAAAAGGGGATTCTTTGCGACCTTGACTTTCTTGACAGACGTACCGGCCTCTTCGAGTACTTTTACGCGGAGGCATACATGGGCCTTGCGTTCGGCCTTGTCCCTGTAGAGGGGCGTAAGCTCGGGAAGCCATCCGTCAGCAGGAAGATTGGACTTGTCCAAGTCCATACCGCCGTCGTTAATGCGGTAGATGGTGGTTTCGTCGCAGACCTCCCGCGTAATCGCGGGCGCGGTCTCGTACTTCATACCTGCAGACATTACTTAGTTTGATTTTTTTGTTCGACAATTTGTTTGGTACCTTTTTCGATCTCGGCGATCAGATTCTCCTCTTCGGTTTTCTGTTGCACCTCGGCAGACTGTGGCGGCTGTACCTGCTGAAATCCCGCATTAGCCAACTCCTGTTTGAAATCTCCGTAGTCTTTCATGGTTTTTTCCACATAGGCGGTGATTTCCTCTTCATCTTTAAAATCACGCCCTTCGATGCGGCCGCCGTAGTAGGATGCGGGGATTTTCGCCTCATCGAGTTTCGCGCGCAGCGTCGCCGACAGTGCCTCTTTGCGCTTCTGCCCGCTGATGATGTCGCTGAACTCTCTGAGTAGCTCGGATTTGAATTTTTCGGGATCGAAATCGTTTTTTTGAGCCGGTTCGGGTTTATCCTGCGGGGTCGGCTCGGGTGCAGGGCGCTCGATAGGCTTCCCGTCTTTAAGGTTATGCCGCTTTTCGTAGTTGCGAACTGCGGTCTGCGTGGCATCCCCTGCGCGGTAGTCGCCGTAGCTTTGTAACACGTCCTGAAATCCAATCCCCTCCACAATGGCAGGTAATTGAGCTTCGTCCGTTACGCCTTCGGCCTTTTTCGTTGCGATTCGGTCGAGGATTGCATCGTCAACCCCAATGAACTTGGTTTTGAGTAATGCCAGAATTTTCTCTTTCATGTTTTTTCGTTCTATATTATGTTTTGGGATAAATCATCATATCCACCTCAAAAAAAGGTCTGTTGGACAATACCAACAGACCTTCCTAACCTAACAACAACTACATGTAAGTTATTCCGTTCTATGTCTGTTGTCCTATATCTTCATAGGCTCTGCGACAAAATTCACCCCATTCGGCACATTATGCAAGGGTTATCGAAGAAAATTTTGCAAAAATTTTTGCGGGGGGGGGATTTTTGTAACTTTACGGTGCTAACCAATTACTTATTACATTATGAAGAAGTTTTTACTTTTATTTTTGGCAATTACGATGATTATCCCATTAGCGTATGCCGAAACCTCAAGCACCAATCATTATCAAACGGCCCAACAAAGAGTTTGCAAAATTGAAAGGGAATGTCTTGCAGCAACGACAGAAGCAAATTTCGAAACATTAAATCAGGTATGTAACCGTAAGGATGAAGCAGCATTGAAAAGAATGATTGCTGCCGGCCAAGTGTACATCCTTACTCCCTCAATGACAATTAGAATGGTCGATCATGGCTTTGCAAAATGTAAAGTATATGTTGTTGATTTAGGAATTGAGGTATGGGTATCAACGGATTTTATTGAATATAAATAGCTATGAATAATGATGAAATACGTTGCCCACGATGTAATTCTACGAATCTCCATGTGGACAAAAAGGGATTTAGCGGAGGTAAGGCTTTAGCGGGAGTTTTGACAGTTGGAGCACTTGGAGCACTTGCCGGAACTATAGGTAGCAATAATATTGAAGTTACTTGCTTGAAGTGTGGAAAAAAGTTCAACCCAATAAAAGAAGCGAAACAAAAAAGTCAGCGTGAATTCCAAGAAGAAATGGCCAAAAACAATCCAGTAGGACTTGTAATTGTGACATTTGGAAGTGCGCTGGCTGTTTTTCTATTATTTGTATCTGGCGTTTCTATCTGGTGGTCTGTATTTTTATTTTTAGCTGCTATTATTATTCCTTTATTTACTGGAAATAAAAAATAAAACAGATACGTGTGCGTCTTGAGGCCGTCTAAGACTTGTTAGACGGCCTTTTTAATTCGTACTGTTTTGCTATTCCAGAGTTTTTCCGAAAAGACAATTTGTAAAGGATTAAAAATTGTTAAACGGAATATTGGAACGACTCATATGCCTAATTGCTTATTCTCCACAATCCAATAAGGAAGTGTTCCGCGCTTCTGCGCCTTCTTGATGCGATCTTGATTTTCTTTCATCCACCTCGTAAATCCACTTGGCAGTTCCGTAATCTCGTTTTCCGCATCTTCCCACCAATCCTTGCCTGTGCCTTCGTTAGCGATAATCGGGACAGCGTAACAGCGGCAATTCGGGTGCCACCCGATGAATTTGAAAGACTTCGGATATTTCCCCTCCATTGCGTCGCATATTTCCAGCGGGGCTCGGCCTTTCTTGAATCGCGGGTACCAGAATTTCGCCAGCCACGCAGCATGGGATTTGGAAGTCTTGACCTCGTACCCGACGATGAAGTCGAGCTGCTGCCAGCGTATACTGTCAGCTTCACGATAAGCGCTGTTTATTTCGGTGCGGGCCATGCGCATAGCGTTCTGATAGGACGAACGGTATACGCCTTGTCCAGGGTGATAAGCCTGTGCCGCTTTCGATAGGGTGAGATTGCCGAATGCATCTCGGACTCGCCGAAACAGTCTGTCCGGTTCATTCAGATACATGCGTACATCTCTGCTTATATTGGACGCACTTCGCCCCTCGCTGATGCCGACCGACAGCGACAACTCGACGTGCCGTTCGAATTGCTTGGCGACGCTCCAAACTCTTTCGGACAACGTGTGACCATAAGTCGTTCTGCGCTGGAATGCTTCGAGCGTATCGAGATTATGAAGCATCCACCCTTTTTTCGGATCGTCGAACAGTTGTTTTACCCATGAATCGTTTTTATCGTTGGAAAAAGCCCATTCCGCAGTGATTCCGGCTGTAATTATGGTAGTTAATTTGTCTTGGAACGAAACCAATGAGGCTTTGGCTTGTTTATGACGGCCTTTGTTAGATGAAAAGGCGAATAATCGCCCCGTCTCGGGCTGATAATTATACCCAATGCCCAAGCGAATCAATTCTTCTGAAACTGCATCATACAAAGCATCGATCTGTCGGAGGTATTCTTCGACATGCGCTCTATGCTGCTGCTCCCATTGGGCGGCTTTCAAATTCAATCCGGCCATATATTCAGATTAGAATGTCGGATCGAATACGTTGTTCGCCGATTGGCGTGCTTTGCTTTCTTCGATCTCGCGCACCTCGTCGTCTATGTTGTCGACGATTCCCGCCAGCATGACACCCGTGCGAAGCGAGGCCACGGGCTGTCCGCATGCCTCGGTAGCGACGCGCACCTTCTCTTCCAGATCGTCAATACTGAACGGCTGAATCTCCACGTCCATGTCGATTGTATTTGCGGCATCCTCGTAGGCTGGATTCAGCGAACCGACGGCCGATGCAAGGAAGTTGTACCGACGTTGCAGGTATTCGCCGACAATTTCGGCATGGTTATCGACAGCAAGCTCCGTCCCCATGAAAAGGAAGTCAAAAGCACGCCCCGAAGGCACGCTGCCCAGCCCTTTGAGATTGTCGAGAGACAGTCGGGGTGTGTTCGTAAGTTGGTAGGCCATATCGAGCAGGTTTTCAAGCTCTATTTTTGCAGCCCCTCCCACCTGATCAAGGTTCAAATAGTACACCTTGCCGCTGTTTTGAATCTGGATCATTCGGTTCTTGCCGACTTTCTGCGGAAGCCCTTCAAGATCTCCTTCGACAATAAGGTTCGGGAAAAAGACCATATCCACGCAGTCGGCATAGTTTGACAGCAGCTCTTCGATTCTCCGGCGTATGGTCTGTATGTTATGGCATAGAGAGATGTCGCGGTGCATATACATCGTCGGGTTCTTCCTAAATCCGTGCGCGAAACTCTGTTTGGGGAGAAATGTCCACGCGCCCGCATCAAGTCGCCATGTATAGACGTTTGTCGAGGTTACGGTCATGAAATAATGCACCTCCATCTTTGTTTCGTTGTCCTTGATCGTGTAGGCACGTGAAAGGGCTACATAGTCGCCGCTCGCATCGAAGAAGGGATACAACGCATCGCCTCGAAACGGCGACCATATTGTGCAACGCAATTTGTATTTGTCGCTATTTTTGTATCCAAGCAGCCCTTTTATCTTTGCCTTTGCGCGCGTCCAGAAGCCGTTATCCTTGACCGCATACCAATATTCGGCCACGTCCTGCTCGCAGAACAGCGACCTTACAATACGCTTGTTGTTGTATCGCATCTTGTTTTTTCGGACTACGCTTTTGACGATCTGCAAAAGCGACTTTTCGGCCTCGTCGTTGGGCGTGCAGTTTACGTTTGGGTCTTTGCCTACAGTGAAGGCTGTGTGAATGTTCACTATATCCTGCTCCAAAGGGATGGATATACGGTTCACTGGGTCGGGTTCATAAACCGCCGCATGATGCGTCACTGTGCCGTCCGAATTGGTTACATCTTTCTCCTCAGACACCAGCAGTTCTCCATCCTTGCGCAGGTTCTTGTCGTTGACCTCGTGCATATCGGGATTCCACTCTTTCATCAGATCACCCACGCAAGGCATAGGCGTCTTGCGCTGTGCCTTCAGCAGCTCTATTTTTGCCGATTCGTCGCTCATGGCGAGAATTTCCTCCAACATCTTCATATCCTAACCGAAATATCCTCTGTAACTTTTATTTGTCTTTTTTATCTTGCCGAGAATCATGCCCAAGACATAGTAGCGAACCGCATCTATAATATGGTCCGCCTGCCCGTCCTTCGGCCTGTTCAGCGGCAACCCGTCTTTGTCCTCATCCCATACATAATTGCGGAACTCCATTAAAGCATTGTATGACCGTTCGGTGACATATATTTCCATCTCGAGCATCTTCTCTATGCCGGCAATAACCGACGGGCCGCTCTTGTCGATAGGGTATATGTTGATCCCCGCATTATGGATCTCGTCAATCAGGCGAGGGTCGGCAGATTCCGATATTACTTTCAGCTCGCGGCGGGGTTTTAACACTTCAATAATCTCCTTTGTCAGCATATGTGTGCGGTAGCATATCTCATCGATGTATAGTGCATTGCCGATGATTCCGCACTTGGCAATCGCGGTAGGATCATTCGAATACCCGAAGTCTTGACACAAGGCCACTTTCTCACACCATTGCGGAAATTCTTTAACGGTATGTACGTTCTTAAAGATTGCCCCCTCAGCCACGTCCACCCATTTGCCCATAACAACGTGCGCATACTTGTCAGGATTCTCCACCTTCATACGCTCCACTTCCCGCAGGAACTCATCGGACAGATTCTCGATGTTGTCGAGGTATGTTGTATGGATATGTAGGACATTCGGGTGAGTGCTTATCTGTACGTCCACACCGTCGATGTTCACAAGCTTATGCGTTTTCTCGATATACTTTCGATAAATGAAGTGATTGGAATCCGTCGGATTCATAATGATGATGACCCTATTCTGTATTCCTTTCTGACGTATCGAAAGCATGATTTTGTCAAAGTCCTTTTCGCTCGTCCACTCCTCGGCCTCGTCGCATACGAACGTCGTGATGCCCTGTATGGATTTCAGCTTCGCCGTCTGATTACCTGATGATGTTTTGATGCCTCGGAATAGAACTCGACTTCCAGATACGACGTTTTCAATATCTGTTTTTGTGATATTGAAAAATTCTCCCGTACCATCGGCTTCTATCTTCTCGGTAAATTCTGGGATTACTGAAATAGCAGCCGACGCCATCGTGTAACGGCAATATAAGATCACATGCCCTTCTTCAAAAGACAGCCGCTCGATGAAAGTTCCGGCGTTAAATGATTTGCCCGAACCTCGGCCTCCCGTAATAAGGATGATGAAGTGATCGGTATCTTCATACAATGGCAGATATATATCCTGCGGTTGTATCATTTCTTTTGCAATCGAGATTTGATCCATTCTCTTACTGGGATAGAGCCCTTGAATTCAATAGGCCCTTCGTCCTTTCCAGTCAGAGGTTGCGACGCTTTACCAAACAGACGGTCGAATAGAGAATCGAGAGTATTGGTACGTCCAGCATTGGCATCCTTAACGACAGCCCGAACTACACCGACAATCCAAATTGGTGTATTCTTGCTGTCGGCGAGTTTTTTGAGGTTATCGAGGGGCTGCTCTAATAGGAATTGGATCAGTTTGAAATAGTCCTCTTTGCTCAATTCTGCTTTGGCCTCCGTTCCGAGCAGTTTTTTTATATGGTTGTACAGCGAAGGCTTCCGGCCCCTATTTTGGGGCTGGTTAGTACTTGAAAACTTGTTCCCATATTTACCAATATCCTTATTCATTGAACTTGTTTACAACTTGTTTTATCGCTTTAAGCCCATTTTATATAATCTTTTTGCAATACGATTACTACTTGCTGCTAATATGGAGTCATCTAAAATCTGTTTGGAATAATGCTTGCCGCTTAAAATGCCAGAAATAAGTTCTGCATGGAACTCGTCGCTATTGGTAGATGCGTATTTCGACACGCCTTTCTTGATGATTGCGGCATCTAATCTTCCGGTTTGTTGGGCCTTTCGATAACCTTGTGGCGTTCTTATTAATTCTGATACCAAACGCTGATGTATTCCATGTGACAATTCATGAAGTACGGTATTCGGTTGAGATGACCATCCATCTTTTACGCTTGCATATTTGTTGGCTTTATAAACGCTTACTGCTTTTTTGTCGGTGTTGATAGTAATAGTTTCTCCAAAATCATTACTTCTATAATTGGCAACAGTGGCCCCACCCTTTCCAGACTTTATTTGAGCCTCAATAATTTTAGGGAGAGATGCGGGAGATATCCCTAATTTGGATGCTATGAGCATTGCGGCCGTTTCTGCCTCGGCTCGCATATCTGGATTGCTAATACCGACAGCCCATCTGTTTGCAGCAGCATTAGCACCTCCACGTAATCCTCCCGATGTTTTAGCCATTGTCTCGCTTGTTAGTCATTAATTGTTCGACATACACAAGGCTGTGTGTTGCACAATACTCTTGGACGATTTTTCCGCCTCCGTAAATGATAAGGTTCGGGGTATCTTTACCTGAAATCTCTTTCGCTATCTGATGCTCGGCTTTCAGGTATTCGAGTCGATCGGCATATCCTCGCGTGAAAAAAGCATTGTATCCATCGGGAATGCCCATGCGGTTGTATTCATAGAATTTCCGAGAGACATTCAAGTCGGCATATATGGAGATTCCGCATTCCTGAAAGTAGCGGGAAATCCACCGCTTCTTGTAGATTTGTTGTAGTCCCCACGCTATGGGGGTCGTGTCGAATAATGACAAATTCGGTTCTACGGCTGCTACGCATCCGCTATTCAATACCTTTGTCGGGTCTTTCCATATCGCCTCGAAGCGATAATCGTCTACATAGAAATGATAGGTGGATACACCTTTCTTTTGCCGTGATTCGGCGCCGTAAGGAGCGAATGGCAGTTGCAATTTACCGGCTTGCATGTCGAGGAGTAAATTCGGAATCTCGAAAAGATTGTTACTCTCGTAGATGCAGTCGGTGAGCATTAATTGATAGAATATGCTTCTATCTTCCTTATTTTCTGGATTGTCGTTGCCTGATTTATTATCTGAGGCCTCCCCAGATGCTACCGTTCCAACCTCTTCGTCAAATGCAGGCATGTCTAAACCGATCTCCTCGAAGTTTATATCCTCCCATTTATCGTCTTGCAAGACTTCGAAATCCCATTCCCCATTGTTGATGTTATCACGCAAAATGATGTCATTTTCTTCTTGCTCGTCGAGGTTATCATAGATAATAACCGGAACCGATTTGAGCCCTATTTTTTTTGCGGCTTTAAGCCGTTGATTGCCGCATATGACGATTTCTGCTCCGGTTCGTGTGGATATGGCAATAGGGCGATGCTTCCAAAATCCGTGAGAACGGATTGAAAACATTAGACGTTCCATATCTTCCTCGGATATACGCCGGGGGTTACCTGGAAGCAATAGGAGTTCAGAAACCTTTCTGGTTATTATTTCGCTTGCATCCGCCATGTCCTTTCGTCGGAATCCGTGTCCTGCGTCATTGCAGGCTTACAAAGGCAAAGGTGCAACGCTTCGGCACATTATGCAATCTTTGCCGAAAAATTATTGCAAACGACATTTCTTTTCTGCTGTCATAACCCCGTCGGCCGTATTACCGACGGGGACATCTGTTTTCAACGCAGAGTATTGAAAGTACAGGGGCTCTATATTAGGTTCAGTCGCTTGAAGCATCGCCACTCTTGGCGCTCGGTGTCGTAATAAGTTTGCACCGTATAGTTTTTCTTGCGGGTATCGCCGCCATTGATGGGTGGTACTATGTCAGAGCGCAGCGTGCCCCACGCTTCACGCAACGTGCCGTCGACCTTGCGAAAGTAAAATCGCACCACCTCAGTGTGCATCCTTCGCACGAGGTTGAAGTTGCGCCACGCGAGTTTGAGGCACTTGCCGAACGCCTGGCGTGTCGTGCGGTAGAATCGCCACGCCATGCGCATGATGTTTGATAGATCGGTCGGTTTCATAATTGATTGATATATTAGTTCAACATTTTCTTCAACCAGCCGGCAGCTTCTTTGTCTTCGTTGCCGTCCTCGTCATAAACCGCTTCGACCGCTACCGTTTCGCCCTCGATCGACCAGCTCGGCGCCGTCCAGTAGTCGCCCTTATCCTCGACGATCTCGGCGTCATATGCGATAACGGCCGTAATGCCGTTACTCTCGATCTCGAAGGTCTCGGCCTCGCCGTTGAGCTTCGTAATGTACGCTGCCGCCTGCTTGGCAAGGCTCTGCATCGTGGTATGGGTTGCCGTTGTCATAATGTTTATTGTTTGTTTTCTGATGCAAATATAATGTTTATTATTTATTCCACAAAATAAAAACAAATATTTTTCATTATTTTTTCACTAAAAACATACGGTAAACATTATTTTTTTTACTACCTTTGCAATAGACAACAAAACAAATATTAAACATTATGGAGTTGAGAATCAAGGAATTGCTCAAAGAAAAAGGAGTGATGCACAAAGAGTTAGCCGAAAGATTGGGTGTTACCGATATTGCGTTACGTGCTTCCCTCAAAGGTAATCCCACTATCGGGACGCTGGAAAAGGTTGCGAACGTGTTGGGTGTTGAGGTTCCGGATCTATTCGCCGCTCCGAAAGAGGGGGCGATCACGTGCCCGCATTGTGGGAAGTCGATAACCATAAAGGCGGAATAACTATGGCAGAATACAATGTCATCTTTGATTCTGTTGGTAGGATCGAATGGATT